GTCAGCGGCAACCAACACTGGCAACCGGTCAGCGGCAACCAACACTGGCGACTGGTCAGCGGCAGAAGTCTCTGGATCACAATCTGTAGCCGCCTCATTCGGAGAGAGTGGCAAAGCTAAGGCATCCGAAAGCGGGGCTATTGTTCTATGTTATCGCAACGACGACGGCGAGATAATTCATATCCGTGCCAGCAAAGTTGGCGAGAACGGAATTAAGCCGGATGTTTGGTATTCGCTGAATGAAGATGGTGAGTTTGAAGAAGCCTAAGACCACTAGATGAGGTGATGTGTGACGGATGAAATTAAAACAGGCGGCCCAGCGTTTCCGTTCGTTCCGGGCGAAGACTCGGCTCTTTACGAATCGGAGGGTATGACAGTGCACGATTATTTTTCAGCTAAAGCGATGGTGGCATTAATTCACAGATATGCAGATGTGAATATTGATGCCCCTGGAGTAATGGAAGAAATCGCAATCCGAGCAAGCAAAATGGCAGACGCAATGATTAAGGCGAGAGGGTGAGATATGAGCTTAGACATGACGATAAAAGTTGAAAGTGCTGGCGTAGAGATAGATCGATACAAGTACCTTACTCTTGAGCTAGTTCGCGCTGAATTGGTTGAGGCTGTAGAAATAAAAGACATCGTTGGCGAATACGGTTCCACTGATTTACTGGAAGAAATTGGCAAAACCGACGTTATTTCTTGGATTGAAAATCAAGGCTACACCGTAACAGAAACCGAGTGACTCCCCACCCTCACCAATCCCCTGAGTAAGCCTGACAACTGTCGGTGTTTTGCTGTGGGCTAAATACAAGGAAATGAGCATGGCAGACGAAAACACCGGCTTGGTGGTAATCGACATTAAGCCTGAATCCTACCCGACACTGTACGTCACGAACGGCCTTGATAAATACCTCAACCAAATTCGTCAGGCGGTTAATGAAGTTCCAGATGTAACGACTGCAAAAGGCCGCGCACGGATAGCGTCACTTGCAGCTAGTGCATCACGCAGCAAGACAGCAATCGAAAAACCGGGCCGCGAGTACCTGAAGAAATTGAAAGAAGCCGTTAAGCCTGCTGAGGCGGAAATTAAACGTTTTGTTGATGCCTGTGATGCATTGCGTGACGAAACTCGCCGACCGCTGACTGAGTGGGAAGCCGAACAGGACCGGTTAAAGCAGGAAGCTGAAGCCAAGAAGAAAGCTGAAGAGCTAGCGGCAGAAATTGAAGTGGCTCATGAGATGGCCCTGCTAATGAATGACGCTTTCGACCGTGACGCCAAAGCGAAAGCTGATGAAGTTGAACGCCTGCGGAAAGCCCATGAAGAATTCATTGCTCAACAGGCAGCAGAGAAAGCGAAACGCGAAGTTGAAGAGAAAGCCAAACGTGACATTGAAGCAGCGGAACAACGTGAACGTGATGCAAAACTGGCTCAGGAACGAGCTGAACAGACCGCCAAGGATGCCGCAGCCAAAGCCGAACGTGACGCCAAGGAATTAGCTGAACGTGTCGAGCGCGAGAAGCAGGAAGCTATCGCAGCCGAGAAACTTAAAGCACAGCAGGAAGCTGAGCGAGTTCAACGTGAATCCAAGCAGAAAGAAGATGCTCGGCGGGCAGAAGAGAAGCGCATCGCTGACGAAGCTGCTGCCCGCGCTGCTGATGTAGCCCATCGGAAAACCATTGGCACAGCAATTGTTAACGCATTAACCAGTCATACAGGGCTAACTCGTGAGCAGGCCATCGCCACCCTCACCGCTCTGAAAGACGGCAACATTCCCCACACCACAATTCATTACTAATTAAACCGGAGTATCCCATGCATACCTTTTGTATAGCAGGGTGGCCTTGCGTGGGCTGCTCTGAGACTTTGCTCGACCGCATTTGCCGCAACGTTAAAAACGGTGCGCGTCGTCTTATCGAAATACTTAACCAACGAGGTGAGCCATGAAATTTCAGATAATTGGCGGCCGGTTATTTATCCGCATCGGTGACAGTGAGCACTTCTACCCAAACAATGAAACCGGCTATCGACTTATGTCGCTGGCGTTTTGTGAAAGTAAGGGGCTGCTATGACATACGCAGAAATGAATGAAGCACGGAAGCTTTACGGCTCATTGAGTGAGCAAGAACTTGAACAGGCGGGACATGTTGCAACTCGGCAAGAGAAAGAACTCAAGGTCAGCAATCTGATTAAAGTTTTTGAGCAACTACCTGAATTCGACCGTGAAGCTTTCAATATTTTAGTTGATGAGTACGACTTCGAGGGACTCGACACCGCACTCTACAACGTCCTATTTGAGAATGCCAAATGGCAACAGGCGCTGGAAATACAGCGGAGACTGGCTGAACACGATGAGGCGGCATAATGGCTAGCAATATTGATGTAATTTACGGAACGCTACAGCCACTAGAGCAAGAGTTTCAGGCTGTATGCTCTGAGCCAACGATAGCATTCAAACGCGAAATGGAATTCGCCATGCAGGTGTTTAGCGGCAATGAATACCTTGCGAAGGTCGCGGCAGGGAATCCGCTATCAACTCGAAGTGCAGTAATGAATGTATCAGCCATTGGAATAACGCTAAACCCCGCCCAAAAGCTCGCTTATTTGGTCCCACGCAAGGGAAAGATTTGTCTCGACATAAGCTATATGGGGTTGATGCATATCGCTCAACAGTCTGGCGCTATCAAGTGGTGCCAGTCAGCAATCGTCAGAAAGAACGATAAGTTTAAACGGGTTGGTATCGACCGAGCGCCAGAGCATGAATTTAACGAGTTTGCTACGGCTGAAGAACGCGGTGAAATGGTCGGTGTTTATTGTGTCGTCAAAACAGATGATGGCGACTACCTGACTAATACCATGCGAATTGCAGATGTCTATGCCATTCGAGACAGATCTGAGGCGTATAAAAGCGGAAAACCTTCACCCTGGTCTACCGATGAAGAACAAATGATCCTAAAAACAGTGGTTAAACAGGCCGCTAAATACTGGCCCCGCCGTGAGCGACTGGATCAAGCCATTGATTACGTTAATACCGAAGGTGGCGAGGGCATTAACTTTGCAGCCGAACGCGGGGTTGAGAAGGATGTAAGCCCCGCCACTGACGAAATACTGAAGGCAATCAACGATGCAATGCTACCCCGTGATGGAACATGGGATACCTTTTTACCTTACCTCTCTAAGCGTTTTAAACGCCCAATCACTGAAGCAAACCAGCTAACAGAGGCTGAAGCAAAAACTGCACTTTCACTACTAACCACTCAGACAACTAAGGCGGCAGCATGATTGATTATGACGTTATCTTGCAGCGCACAGGGATTGACGCAAGAAATCTGGAGCAAGGTAGTGAGGGGTGGAAAGCGTTACGCCTTGGGGTGATTACGGCATCAAGAGCGCATTGTGTTATCGCTACAGGACGTGGCGGTAAAGGTTGGGGTGAGAAAAAGAAAGGCTACTTAATGGAATTGGTGGCTGAGGTATGTACAGGGCAATCCCCTGAAGTTTTTGGCAAGCCATTGGAGTGGGGAAACAATCACGAAGATGAGGCAAGAAGCCTATTTGAATTCACCACCGGCAAGCAGGTTTCTACCGTGCCAATTATCTTCAAGGATGAAGGTATGCGCACCGCAGCCAGCCCGGATGGGTTGGTTGATGATGGTAATGGACTGGAAATTAAATGCCCGTTCACCACACCGGTGTATTTGGACTTTCGCGTCAACGGAGAAATAAAGCCGGAATACATCGCTCAGTGCCAATTCAGCATGTGGGTGACAGGCCGCCAAGGATGGCACTTTGCAAACTATGACCCACGCATGAAACGAGAGGCAATTCACCATGTCACACTGGATCGTGATGAGGAGATGATGCGCCAGTTCGATGAGCACATTCCTGAATTTATAACAGCAATGGATAGCGTTTTAACCGATTTGGGATTTGTGTTCGGGGAGCAATGGAGGGCGCTATGACCCACTCTCACGACAACATCACTGTTGGCTGCATAACTCTGGTTTATTCACGCAATCACCGCGGATGGATTACCCCTTACAACGAAGTCATTAAAAACCCATTTATAGCGCAACGGACTGCTGAGCGGATTAACTCAAATCTGAAATTGTCACTTGCTGCCAACGGACTGGCAGCCTAATCCCCCACCCCATTACCGGCAGTCAATCTGCTGAGGAATAGTTATGTCTGAGATAAAGCAATATGACACCGAAGTAAGACTTGAGGCCGTGATGGGAACGAACCATTACGGTGTACATATTCATGCAATGACTGCGGAAAATTTACACAGCAAGTCAGACATTGCAGTAGAGCTTGCATGGCGTGACTTGCGGATAGAGCAGCTGATAGCTCAACTGGAAGCGGCGCAGAAAGAAATTCATGATCTGAAAATGAAACTATCTGATGCCGGTTGTTTGCTTGTCGAGTGGAAACATCGAGTAGAGCAATCAGAGTACACGGCTAATAAAGCAGAAGCAGCGTTATCAGCGGCACAGTTAGATGCAACGCGTTGGAGAGCTTTGTTGAGCAGTCCAGCAATTCGCATTCTCGGTCATGCTGGCTTACAGGACGATAAGCCAATAGACGGACACTACTGTCACTTTGGTATGGAAGTTTGGAGCCACTACGAGCCTTATTACGATAACAAAAAGGCTGGCGAACTGATCACCCGTTATGCGGATAACATGATTGCAGCCAGTTTGGTAGAGGGGAATGCAGATGGCAAAGCCTCAGATAATTAAAGACCTTAAACGCTCATTTGAGTTGGCACGCGACCACATGCTTTTGTCACAGCGAATTACTGAGTGGTTCGAGGAGCGGTATGGGCCGGATATTATCCCTGCCGCTGTGGATTGTGATCCAATTATTGATTCCATGGATTGCGGCGTGCAAGGGCCATTACCAACAATTGAACGGATTGATGAGGAAATGGCGAAGTGTGGTGCTTATCCTTTGAAAAAAGAGGGAAATGCAGATGCTGAGTAAAGAGCCGGTACGAATTCATCGCGATTGGAATGTTGCAGTCGTGGACTGTTGTGATTTTTGTAGCCATTCGGAAATGACGGTGCCGCACGTCGATGGCGGGAAGATATGTGCATCATGCTGTGATTCTGAGTTTTTATCAAGCTGGCAGAACTACGCGAGAAGTCTTGCTACCGAACTGCTATCACTGCGTGAGCAACTTGCAGAGTTGAAAGCGTTGGAGCCTGTTGGGTATGTTGGAAACAGTGACTTGTACGCATTGTCAACGGGCACCCTAGGATGCATTGCACCGTATAACGCATTTGAGGGCATCCCGCTATTCACAGCAGCCAAGCCAGCGGGGTTGGATGTGGAGGATATTACTGAATTTATGCGCAAAGCATTCTGGCGCGGATTTGAATCAGCTAGAGGTACAGGAAATTCAAATATCCCTGAGCACTGGAAAGACTCAAAACCTAATCTTCTACTCGCTTTGAAAGCAAAAATATCGGGTGCCTAATGCTAATCGGCTTTGTTCTTCTCGTCAGCTCATGCGGCCTTGATGCCTGTGACGCCCTACCAGTCACAGAAGATATCTACCCTACCCAATCTGAATGCCTGACCATCTCAACGCTGATTAAAGAGCGCAGGCCCGACGTTGTGCTCATGTGCAGCGAAGTGTATAGATAACCGCGCTATAATCCTCCAAACGAATAGGAGGAAGCCATGAGCTACAATCTCGCTGATAAACCGCAAGAAGATAAAGACAAGATGGCTGTGGACTTATCCGCCAGTGGCGTTGCATTCAAAGAGCGCTACAACATGCCGGTTATCCCTGCTCAGATAGAGGAACAGCAGCCAGCGCATTTACGTGAGTATTTTCGCGACCGAGTGAAGCACTATAGGGAAGTAGGTAGAACGATGGGTAAAATGGAATATACCCCGCCAGAAAGAAAGTAAGCACACCACCTCAATGAGCCTCGCTAAATGCGGGGTTTTTTATTGCCTAAAAACGGACTCACAGAAACGGATTTCACTATCTGGAGTATCCCTATGCGAGTAACTATCTCAGCGCCCGATCCCGGCTGCGTTGAATTTGCCACCCGAGCATTAAATGCATTTATCAAAGGCCGTGGGAATGGTGAGTTTCCCAATCCGAGCGGCGCAATAAGTAATTCATTCTTTGGCGCTGAATGCACTGAAAAGCCTAACGGTAATTATTCGATTAAGTGCTGGCGGGAGCCAACAAATATTGCGGAGGCTGCGTAATGTGCGACGAAATCGACCAAGCTCAAAAACTTGAATTGCTCAACATCGA